CCCTGACGCTGCACGAGTCATCTCGGCGATGAAGCGTGGCGACCTGTCGCAGATGTCGTTCGCCTTCCGCACTATCAAAGATTCATGGTCAGACGATCGCAGCGTGCGTGAACTGCGTGAAGTCAAACTGTTCGATGTGAGCGTGGTGACATTCCCTGCCTACGAGCAGACCGTCGCAGAGATCAGGTCGAGACTGTTGCAGAACGAAGAGCAGCCACCTACACTGTCACCGACGAGCACAGCCGTCAGCGTGCGTAGAGCACAGTTGGCACTTGCCCGTCGCAAGTAAGTCAGCCGAGACACAGCCGAGCGATCACTGTCGAAGTCTCACTGAGAGAAACACCGACTCAACGAAAGAGACCGACATGACCTACTCAAAGAACCTGACCGAGAAGCGTGACGCAGCACTCGCTGCCGCCGATGCTCTGGTGGCGAAGGCTGCCGATGAGAAGCGTGAACTCACGACCGAAGAAGATGCCGAGATCGCACAGACGCTCGACATCGTGCGTGATCTCGACGAGCAGATTCGCCGTCACAAGGAACTGGAAGAGCGTGCCGCCGCCGCCGCCGAGAGCCGCAAGGCTGCTGGTGTCGAAGTCGCCGTCACGACCGTGAAGAGCGAGCCACGCACCTACCGTGCGAACGGCGACAACTCGTTCCTGCGTGACGCTTTCGCTGCACAGTTTCAGAACGACTACTCGGCGCAAGAGCGTCTCGCACGCCACATGCGTGAAGAGTCGATCGAGCGTCGTGATGTCACCAGCGCAAACTTCGCTGGTCTCATCGTTCCGCAGTTCCTAACCGATCTCGCCGCACCGTTCGCAAGGGCTGGTCGCCCGACCGCAGACCGTGCTCGCAAGCATCAACTGCCAGACGCAGGTCTCACGATCTCGATCTCGAAGGTGACGACTGGCTCAGCCGTCGCAGTTCAGAGCGAAGGCGCAGCAGTTCAAGAGACGAACATGGACGACACGAAACTCGACCTGACCGTTCAGACGGTTGCTGGTCAGCAGAATGTGAGCCGTCAGGCGATCGAGCGTGGCACGAATGTCGATTCGCTCGTCATGGCTGATCTCGTGTCGGCGTACCACACTGAACTCGACCGTCTGCTCGTCGCTCAGTTGCGCACCGATGTCGCCGCAAACGGCAATGTCGTCGTTTACAACGACGGCAGCCCGACCGTCGCAGAGTTGTACCCGAAGTTGGCTGACGCTGTGCAGAAGGTGCAGACCACCTTCTTCGCTGGTCCGAATGCGATCATCATGCACCCACGCCGTCTCGCCTTCATTCTCGCTGCGCTCGACTTGCAGAACCGCCCGTTGGCTCTGCCAGCACCGAACTTCAACAGCGTTGCGAACGGTGCAGGCGCACCCGTGTACGGCAACAGCGGCTACACGATCATGGGTCTGCCTGTGATCACCGATGCCAATGTGAGCACGACTGCTGGCGCAGGTGCGAACGAAGACAACATCTATGTCGGCAACCTGCAAGAACTGCACCTGTGGGAACAGGGCAACGGCGACCCGATGATGCTGCGCTTCGAACAGCCGAAGGCTGCCGAACTCGACATCACGATGATCGTGTACGGCTATGCCACTTACACGGCGAACCGCTACCCGAAAGCATGGTCGATCATCGACGGCACGGGTCTGGTCACACCCACCTTCTAACTCGTGACGCTGGTAGCACCACCACTGGTGCTCTGCTACCAGCGCAGAGTCAGTGACCATGACTGACACGCACAGAACTATCACCGCACTGCTCGCTCGCAGAGAGCGTTCGGTTGCCGCTGGTCTGAGCGATGAAGTCGCTGACATCGATCTGCGGTTGCGCATTCTCGGATACGCTCACGCAGAGACGGCGACCGTCGAACCGCAGGTAGAGACTGCGGTCAGGAAGAAGCCGCTGCGACGAAAGCGAGACTGAGCGATGCCGATCACGAACGGGTACTGCACGCTGCAAGAAGTGAAGTCTGCGCTGCGTCTTTCTGACAGCATCGACGACACGCTGATCGAGAACTCGATCGAAGGTGCGTCACGACGCATCGACGGCTACTGCGGCAGGTTCTTCTACAAGACTGCTGCGACCGCCGTGCCACTGTTCGCACACGATGCGTACCGTCTGCAAGTCAGCGACATCTCTTCACCGACTGGTCTCATCGTGAAACTCGACGATGACGGCGACGGCACATTCGAGACCACGCTGACGCTGAACACCGATTACATCGTCGAGCCGACCGACTACGCCATTCTCGGCAGACCGATACGCACGCTCACTATGGTCGGCGGCTATACCTTCCCGATGTTCTACATTCCGTCTGAGTGCGGCGTACAGGTCACCGCACTGTGGGGCTGGAACGCCGTACCTGATGATGTGCGTGAAGCGTGCGTGCTGCTGAGCATCAGACAGTTCGCCCGATACAACGCTGCGCTCGGTGTCATGGCGTTCGCTGACATGGCGATCACGGTGCGTGCCGTCGATCCCGATGTGCGTGACCTGTTGCAGCCGTACAAGTTGCTCGGTGTCGCCTGATGCCTGCCACCGTGTCGCAGGTCGCTGACGGTCTGAAAGCGAGACTCGCCACGATCTCAGGGCTGCGCACCTTCTCGTATCAGCCTGAGCAGGTGAACCCACCTGTGGCGTTCCCGATTCTGGATTCGGTCGAGTATCACCGTGCGTTCGGCGGCGGCGATGTGCAGATGCGATTCACCGTGATGACGATCGTCGGCAGGTATCTCGACCGTGTGGCGCACTCGAATCTCGACGGCTATCTCTCGTACAGCGGTGCGACATCTCTGCGTGCCGCACTCGAAGGCGAGCAGAGTCTCGGCGGTGTGGCGCAAGCGGTCGTGCTCGAATCTGGTGCATCGGTCGGTTCGCTGACTGTTGCGGAAGCAGACTTCCTGTCTGTATCATTCTCGGTGCTAGTTCACGCATAGGCAGGAACGATGACCACATACAAGATCACCAGCGACAAGACTTCTCTCGGCAAGCAAGGCGAGACCGTCACCGCCGATGCTCTCGCAGGTCTGAATGTCGATGCACTCGTGAGCGCAGGTCACATCGAACCTGCTACTATCAGCAGGAAGCAAGACAAGAAAGAGCAGGACTGAAATGCCTTCGATCGTTCTCACTAACGCCGACATCACCGTGAATGGTGTCGTGCTCTCTGACCGTGCCAACAGCGTGACGCTGAACTACGAAGTCGAAGCGGTTGAAGACACCACGTTTGGCAACACGGGTCGCACTTTCGTCGGCGGCTTGCAGAACATCACCTGCGACATCGAGTTCATGCAGGATTTCGCAGCAGGCGAAACCGAAGCGACGATCTACCCACTGGTCGGTCAGCGCACCACCGTCACCGTGCGCCCTGGGGCTCAGGCGACGAGCGCAACGAATCCGCTCTACACGCTGAGCAGCACCTATCTCGCAGCACACACACCTGTGTCGGCTACCGTTGGCGAGTTGGCGACCACTTCGCTCTCGTTTCAGGGTGGCACTCTCGTCAAGACGACTTCCTGATCATCATCTCTCTGAAAGGGGAAGAGAATGAAACTGCCGCTGACTATTCACTATGCGAATGGTGAGAAGCGTGATGTCGTCGCAGCGTTCGCAGACTTCGTGCAGTTTGAGCGCACATGGTCTCGCAGCGTGGCACGGTTCGAGCACGACTTCCGTCTCACCGATCTGGCGTGGCTCGCATGGTCTGCTGAGTCTCGTGCGAAGCGCACCGACAAGAAGTTCGATCCTGACTGGCTCGAAACGGTTGAGACTGTCGAACTCGGTGAAGCGCAGGGTGATACCCCTTTGGCGACGATTCAGCCCACTGGCTGATAGCGGCGGTCGCCGTCGAGACGGGCATCTCGCCTGTCGATCTGATCGAGTCGGGCGATGTGATGCTGAACACTATGGTCGCCTACATGAAGAAGCGCAGCGAGCGTCAGCGCAGACGGCGGTGAGTCGTGGCTGAGCCGCAGATCATCGGGCAGAAAGACAACTTCGGTGCGGTGCAGGTGCAGGGTCTGACTGAGTTCATCAAAGACATCAGGGCTGCGAGCGACAAGAAGGCTGCCGATGTGCTGATTCGTGAAGCGAACGAGCGTGTGGCGAAGGTGGTGATTCGTATGGCGAGATCGCTGGCGAACACGAAGCAGGAACGGCGAGCAGCGGAATCGTTAGAGACATCGAGCAGCGTGCAGCAGGTGAAGGTGAGCATGGGTGGCAGGGCTGTGCCGTATGCAGGTGGTGCGAACTTCGGTTCGTACACCGATCTGCGTCGTCTCATCAAAGCACCGAATCAGCGTGGTCGCCGTAGCCGTGCGACGATCGTGCGGCAGGGTGAAAGCATTTTGAAAGTCGCCACCCGTGTCGAGTCGCAGTTCGTGTCACGCTCTGGTCGCACCGTCTCTGCGTTCGAAGGTGGCACACGGGTGAAACTTGCACGCAACTCGTCTGGTGGTCTGCGTGTGATTCGTGGCTGGAATCAGTTTCGTGCGAAGGGTCAGAATCCGACACCGTATGCGAAAGGCAGAGACCAGTTCCTGTATCGTGCGGTGACGCTGACGCAAGACCAGATCAGCAAGTCGTATCAAGAGTTCATCGACCGCATGATCGGTAAGGCGTTCCCTGACGCATCATCTGGCGACAGTGCTGCTGCGTAGAATCACCGACTATGGCTGAGCGCAAACTATCCCTAGTCATTCTCGGCAAGGCGACTGGTGCGCTCGCCGCCATGAAGAGCGTCGGTGACGAAGCAGGTGGTCTCGGCAAGAAGATCACAGACCTGCTGCCTTCGTTCAAGACGGTCGCTCTCGCTGGTGCAGCGGCGTTCGGTGCGGTGACGGCAGCAGCGTTCGGTGCGGCTAAGGCTGCCGCCGAAGATGAACTGAGCCAGAAGAAACTCGCCGACCAGTTGCGCCGCACAGTGAATGCGACCGATGAGCAGATCGCTGCGGTCGAGCAGAGCATCAGTAAGCAGATGATGCTGACGGGCGTGACCGACGATCAGTTGCGACCTGCTATGGCTGCGCTCGTGCGTGCGACGGGCGATGTGTCATTCGCCCAGCAGCAACTCACGCTCGCTCTCGACATCTCTACGGCGACAGGCAAAGACTTAGAGAGCGTGTCGCTCGCTCTCGGCAAGGCGTTCACAGGCAATATCGGTGCGCTCACGAAGTTAGGTGTTCCGCTCGATGCGAGCGTGGTGAAGTCGAAGAACCTGAGCGAAGTGGTGGCGACCCTGAACACGCAGTTCGGTGGTGCTGCCGCTGACGCAGCAGACACATTCTCTGGTCGTCTGCGCATCTTGCAGGTCTCGCTGAGTGAAGCGGTCGAAGGTATCGGCTACGCACTGCTGCCGTTCTTAGAGCGTGTCGTGGCGTTCATTCAGGCGCAGGTCGTGCCTGTGATTCAGGCGTTCAGCGACACGCTCGCTGGTGGCGGCGGTCTGCGTCAGGCGTTCGTGAACGCTGGTGCGCAGGCTGGCACATTCGGTCTGCAAGTGATCGACGCACTCGAAGCAGTAGCGAAAGGTGTGGTCGCATTCGGCAACATCATTCAGGGTGTAGGCAAGCCGCTGCTCGTGCTCATCGGTAATCTCGGCGCAGCACTGACATTCATCGCCACTGGCTTCAACTTCGGTGCAGCAGACAAGGTGTTCAAGTCTGTCGAGCAGGCGTATCTTGCTCTCGACAAGGTGAAAGTGAACACGAATGATGTGGCGAAAGCGTTCGACGGCTTCCGTGCGTCGGTCGCTCAACAGACGAAACTGAACGCTGCGCTGGCGACTGGTGATCGCCTGTCTCGACAGTATGGCACGACCACGAAGAGCACTAACGATCTGAATAAGCAGTTTGCGGCGACTCTCGCTGGCTTGCAGGCGAAGGCTGGTGGTGCTGGTGGTGCAGTGAAGAAGGCTGCCGACGCAGCAAAGACCTACGGTGATGCGGTGGTGAAGGCTCGTGATGCGACACGGGCGCAGACCGACGCAGCGAAGCAGGTGCAGAAGGCGCAGGCTGATGTCGCCGCTAAGACGAAGGCTGCCGCAGATGCGCAGGCACGGTTCGACACTGTGGTGCGTGGCTACCCGTCGAATGCGAAAGAGAGCATCGAAGCGAACCGCCGTCTCGCTGACTCGCAGCGTGGCGTGCGTGACGCAGGCTTGCAGGTCGCTGACGCTGTGCGTGGCGTGCAGGAAGCAGAGAAGCGGCTGGCTGACCTGCGATCGCAGAAGGCTGACGCAGAGAAAGTCGGTGGTGCTGAGCGTGCGCTAGAACGCTCGAAGTACGGTGTGGAAGAAGCAAACTTCCGTGTGCTCGATGCCGAGCGTGCGCTGGCTGAACTGCGCCTGAACCCTGAGTCGTCTGCGATCGAGATTCGTCGTGCAGAGATCGACCTAGCCGATGCGAAACTCGGCGTGTTCGATGCGGTGCAGGCGGTGACAGATGCCGAGCGCAGACTGAACGAAGAACGAGCGGCTGGTGCGACACCCGATGAGATAGCCGAAGCAGAACGGAATCTGGAACGGGCGAAGTATGCCGTGACCGATGCGATCGACGCTCAGACTCAGGCGACCGATGAGCAGTCGGCTGCGCAGCAGCATCTGAACGAGATCACCTACGGTGCGGTCGTCGGTTCTGCTATCTACAACGCTGCGCTGAAAGAACTCGAAGATGCTAAGGCTGCTCAGGTCGATGCGTCTGATTCGCTGGCTGATGCGCTGCGCCGTGAAGCCGATGCGATGCGTGACCTGATCGAAGCGCAGAAGGCTCTGCTGGCTGTGCAGAGTGCGACGAAGGCTGGTGTGGTGAGCAGCGTGAACGCTGGTCTCGGTGTGACTGTGGGTGCTGCTGGGTCGATTACCGAGAGCGTGGCTGCGGTCGCTGGTGCTGCGCCCGTGCCGATTCTGGTGAACCCTGTGACGCTGAATGTGACCGCACCAGCATTCACTAACCCTGCCGAAGTCGGCACGGAAGTCGTCGATGCTCTCGCCGCATACCTGCGTAGCAACGGCACGATACCGATACCAGTCGGTGCGTTTCTCGGCGTGATC